GCTTTGCAGTGATCCAGAGCTTTGCAGTGATCCAGAGCTTTGCAGTGATCCAGAGCTTTGCAGTGATCCAGGGCTTTGCAGTGATCCAGGGCTTTGCAGTGATCCAGGGCAAGCAGTGATCCAGGACAAAAAAAAACCCGCTTTGCAGCGGGCTTTTTTGGTTTAGTGGCTTTTAGTTATTCTATAGTTATATCACCGGGGAATTCTCTCCTAAATTCCTTCACAAGCTCCGGCGCTGTATCGGCACTGATACAAGCGTAATGATCCTTATCCATATCAAAAATGCATAGATGATAATTTTCAGCGCTTAAACCGTGGTAATGGCTTTTTTCTTTTTTTGGAATTTGGTTGTAAACTCCTTCAATTTCAAACTGTTGATTGATTATCTTATTTTTTTCATAGTATTTTTCTTTTAATGTAAAACATAAAACGCGGTGATTATCTTTTATGCGGATATTACTTATCTTTTTTGCAAGTTGTTTGTTATTCATTTTTTAACTCCGTTTATCTAGTTTGAATATCTAAAAAACAACTCCAGCGCATAAAGACAAACAAAAGCCCATGCGGCCAGGATTAAAAGTAGATTTTCTTTTTTGTTCATTTTGTGCCTCCATGAATTAAATTGTTTTTTATTTTATTTTCTACGGTTTTTCTTGTTTCTTTGGATCCACCAATTATTTCTACATGATCAGAAAACCAATCATTTAACGTGGCCTTTTTTTCTATTGTGTACGGTTTATGAAATTCCAATTCATATTCATTATTCAAGACTAGTTTCCATTCTGTTCTCGATTCGTATTTATGCGTAAAGATCCCGGCCTTGTGTAGATCTTGGACCGCTATCTGGTATTTTTTGAGATCTTCGTAAATATGTTTAGAATTTCCATAAAACATTTCCAGGCCGGAAATGTGCCAAATTTCCTGTTTTATTAAAAATTCCTTCACTACTGGAAAATGCTTATCATCAAATGGAATCACTGTATTTTTATCACTCATTCCACCACTTGCAAGATCTCCGGAAACTGATACTAGGCAATACTTATTCATTATCGGACCTCCATCATTATTCTATTAAACATAATCACCGCAGTGATTAAAATTAAAATTGTTACTATTGATTCAATCATTTTTCATTCCTCCAAACTTGTTTTTTTCAATAACTCCCAAAATAAATAGACTATAATTAAACCTATTAATTGGAAGTAATTGAAATCTATTTGTGTATAACTCCCATCACCTACCGACACACACTCAAAAGGCATCATGGCAATAAAGAGAATTGCAATTAAAATTAGAATAGTATTTTTCATTAATGCGCCGGGATAACTATTTTCACATTTTGAAACGTGTCTTTATTGCCGCACGCGTGACCTTGTTTAGTACATGTTCCGCATTTTCCAGGACAAATAAAAACTTTCTCGTTAAATTGAGATCTTATCTCGCGAGTTTGGATCTTATCCATTGCGCCGGCTCTCCAGGCCTTCAAAGTACTTTTTTTGACTGGCACAGCTACAAAATCACCTCTAAAAATTGATAATTGAGCCACCGCCGCCGCCGTTGGTGAATTCTCATAGATTGAGCCGCTGGAACCGTTCAAAGTGTAATTTGATGGGAAATCGTAGCCGGTTTCCGAAAGTTCTTTGAATAGGTGCAAGCTTTTAGAATATCCGTAAACTTCCAGCTTTGGCCGGGCTTTTATTGCATCCATCCAAAATTTTAATAGATCCAAGCTTGAAAAATCACCGTCCACATACAACCGTAAAGTTACTTTCTCCATGCTTTTAAACTTTGGCCTCTCAAGCTGCCGGTCCAGGTGCTGTAAAATTACAGCCCTTCCGAATGGTCCGCTCTCTAGAATGGTGTTTTGTAGTTGCCGAGCGAACGCGGCCGGGTATCTCCAGGCCTTTGGAGAGTAACAAAAGCCCGTACCATCTAGCCAGCAATCACCAGCGCCAGGGCAGTTAACACCGGGTAAGGTAGACCAGGAAAGAAAAGCCAGCTTTGAGTTACCAATTGCCCATGGTTTAAACGGTGTAAAATCCGATTCAAGCGGCGCGTTTATCCATCGGCGCAGCTTATCGGCGGCCATGTACCAGCCAATTTTGTTTAGTTTACTGGCTTTGGTTAGTAGTTGATCCAGGCCGGTATTGATCGCGGCGGCGCTGCATCCGTTAACCTTAATTAAATTGATTAATTTAACCAGGAAAGTTTTATTTATTGTCTTCATTGTTATCTCACTATTTTGGTTGCCCAAATTTAAAGAAGTGTTGCCAATAATCATAGAACTTTGGCAACAGTTCAATAAATAGAAAAACGCTGTCAAAGTGGATCCAAAAGAGAGGCCGGCGGAATCTTTAGCAGCTCTTGATTTATCTCAATTTATCCCAGGCCGCGCTTCTCTCGTCACAAACGCAATGGATAGTTTATCCATTCCAGGACAATTTCCTCGGGTACACCAAGGCAGACCTGGGCCTGTCCCACTTACCGTCTCATAGAATTTTTTTATCCATTTTTGGCAACACAATTACATATGTAACTTAATGTGCTTTTATGGAAGAAAGTCAATGGCACACAATCACCGATGCGGATGCTGAACGACTCCTTGATGCGATGGACCAAGCTGATGATTACCTAGAAAAGATGGTAGTATTCCGATCCGGGCTTATCTCACCACCACTCCGATGGCTCCAATTATCCGCACACCAGTTTTACGACTTGCTCTCACCGCGAGAACTGCAAGTCTTCAAACTCCGTTGCCTTGATCACACCTTTCCAGAGATAGCAGAAGTCGTAGGCGTAACAGATAGTTCGTGCAAGGAATACTGGCGGCGAACTCTAATCAAGATCCGTGATGTAATCGATTCAGGTAATAGTGATGAGTAAGAAAAACGACAAAATCGACCCGGAACAAATCAAGATGCTCGCATCTTTCGGCTGTACCTACACTGAGATAGGCAAGTATTTCGAGTGTGACGAATCCACCATACGCAAGCGTTTCAAAGCCAAGGTAGAATCTGGCAAAGAAGAGATGAAATTCTCTTTGAGACGAGCAATGTGGACTAGCGCCATGGAGAACAACTCCATCGCAATGCAGATCTTCATGGCTAAGAATTACTTAGGCATGAGTGATAAGACAGCGATTGACATGACAGGCAATCTTGAAACAGTGCTAAAAGAATGCGGCTTCGAGGAAAATCCGGTTGATAAAACAAATAGTGAACAAGCAGAAGCTTTGGAATCATTTGGGGTACAACCCGACTCCACAGCAACTGGCATATCATAGCAGTACCAAGCGTTTTCGAGTATGTCTCATGGGGAGAAGATCTGGGAAATCCTGGTCTGCTGCTCACGAGGTACTCCCTTGGCTATTAACTCCCAACACGCGTGGCTGGATAGTAGGTCCCAATTACAATTTAGCGAATAAAATCGCCAGAGAGGTAAAGCGGATAGTAATGACTCAACTCAAGTTGCCCATTGCATCCAAGAAGGAAGTATCCGGTGATTTGTATTACATGAAGATGGCTGGACTCAATAGTGAGTTATCTGTAAAGAGTGCGGAGAACCAAGAAAGTTTGATCGGGGAAGGAATTGACTATTTAATAATTGATGAGGCCAGTTTGATTCCACGAAGAACTTTCGAGATGTATCTCCGACCCACTTTGGCAGACAGGCAAGGCTGGGCATTGTTTCTATCTACTCCCCGTGGCTTCAACTACTTGCACAAGCTTTATGAGTTTGGACAAAGCCCAGAGTTCCCAGAATGGGAATCCTGGAGATTTCCAAGCACCTTATCGCCGTATTTCAAAGATGATGTTAAAGAACTAGAGAGGACACTGACCCGTGAGACATATTTACAAGAGATCATGTGCGAATTCCAGAGCTATTCTGGAAAAGTTTATCCGATGGACAGATTCAGACAAGTTACCGACACAGTTAAGTACGACCCAGCCAAGCCAGTGTACTGTGGATTGGATTTCGGATATCGCCACGCCGCAGCAGTGGTTGTCCAGCTCCACAACGAGCGCAAGGGCTTTGCCGACATACACCAGATTGACGAATTAAGTTTAAAGAATGTCAAAACAGAAGACTTTGCCAAGAAGATGAAGGCAATGCCATACACATTCACCGGCATATGGGGAGATCCAGCGGGTTCTGGTACTAATCTTCAGAGTGGCATTAGTGATATAGCGGTATTCAGGCAGCACGGTCTAAAAGTCAATATCAGAAGAGATGCCATCACCAGGAACGTGGTATCTGGTGTATCACATGTACGCAGATGGTTTGAAGATGCAGCCGGAGACACGCATTTCTATATTAATCCCAAGTGTAAGGAAAGCATTCAAGCATACGAGAATTACCACTACCCGGAGCATCGCGAGAACAGCGCACTGCGCCATGAGCCGCAGAAAGATGGCAAGTTTGATCACCATTGTGATAGCTTGCGATTCCTCTTAACTAACCTCTTCCCGATGCGCTCCCGCTCTGCGGGTGTCATCGATTGGCTATAATTATGACATGATAACGATTCCAGATCTAAGTCAAGGTGCGGTACAGACCGCACTGAAAAATCAATTAAGATATATCGAAGATGCGCGTGTA